TCTATCTGGCTCCCTTGAATTTAAAGGATTAACTACTGGATAATTATTTGTTGGTGTATCTTCTAAAGAATCATTACCTTGACCAGCACTGACAGAAAAGTTATTAGGTGTCCAGTTATTGCCATTACCACTCGTGTCTTTTCCTAATGTAGTTGCACTCGTTCCAGAATTGTCTAAAAACTTTAAATAATACCCATTTGTTCCATAACTTCCTGTGTATTTCTTAGGATTCCATTGACCTGTTGTTGCATCTGTTTCTCCAAATGATGAAGGATCTAACGCAGTTCCATCAATAAAATGATTCTCCGCAATATATCCATCAAAGTAATTCCCACCTCCATGCTGGCCTATCTGATGCTCAAAAGTCCCATTAATTTGCCCATCTTCATCAAAGAAATTACGAGTGAAATTAAGTGTTTGTTGAGTTCCGTTTACATATACTTTTATTCTGTCCGCAGTAGTACTGTCTGAATAATTGGCACGAACAACAATATGATACCAAGCACTTACATCTCTAAATTTAGCTTCAGTATTACAAGTGCCTTTACCAGATCCAGAACCACCTCCTTGGTCAACTTTTATCTCATCACTATCATTAAAAATAATCATTCCTCTATTTGATGCCGAACCATCATAGGCATGAAATAAAGTTGTAGTATTGAGTCCTAATTTTCCTCGTTTAACCCAAGCACTCCAAGTCCAAACTTTTCTATTACCTGCACTACTAGGTGTCCTTGCTAGATATGCACTATCATCATCATTAAACCTTAAACTACGTTCTACTTCAAAATCGGTAGCTCCACTAGACCCTGCTCTGATTGTGTCAAATAAAGCCATCTATTTTACATCCAAAGAAACTGCACAATGTATCACGTTAGAAGATTTTATAACATAATCTATTCTATCTACTGCGTTGGCTGCTGTCGATAATGTAGGTGCTGTCCCGCCAACAAACTTAAATGCTGAGTTAAAAGATGCTGTACGAGAGCCTGTACCATCTTGAGTTATAAATATAGATCCTGATTGACCTACAGTTTGGTTTGAGGGTGCTGCAAAAGTCCTATTACCACCTAATGTTACTGATTGATGCGTATTAGCTCCTAAATCTAAAGTGATTGTCGATCCATCACTAGCTGCTGTAATAGCTGCTCCTACTTTTCCTGACAATGCCAAACCACCTGACAATGTAAGTAATCCAGTTCCACTATCTGCTGCATCTGCTCTTAAAAAACTTGAAGCGTGTAAAGAATCAACTGTATCTGCATTTGTAGCTTCTGCTGGTGTAATATTTCCTGTGCCATCAAAAGATGTGCCTCCAATAGTTCGAGCAGTTTCAAGGGCTGTGGCTGTGGCTGCGTTACCTGTGCAAGATCCTGACGATCCAGAAGCATTACCAGTTACATTACCAGTTAAATTTCCAGTAATAGTTCCATCTACATCCAGATTTGTACCGTTTAATAACTGTAATTCTGTACTTTTAAATCTTGCTGTGATTACATTAGAACCAGCCTTTCTATGTGCAAATTCAATAATCCCATCTTCTGTCCCAGAACTTGCATCATCAATCTTACCTGTAATTTTTGCATAAACTTCTTTACTATCATCATCACTTTCACCTGTAAATTTAATTTGACCTAAGTAATCTGCATCTGCTGGAGAAGCACTATTTCTGTATAACTCCAATTCTGGTGCGGCAGAACTACCAGCGTCAGTTGATGTAAGTGTAAAGTTACCTGTTCCTGTAATATCTGATGTAAAAGCTGGAGATATTTTTGATCCATCTATCGCTGCACTTGCGTTGATATCAGCATTAACAATAGTTCCATCTGCTATTTTGGCTGACGTTACAACTCCACTATCAATCGTAAATGTAGCACCAGAAGAACTGACAGTAATATCACCTTTATCTCCATCACTTAATCCAGCCCCAATTTCAGCAACAGAATTATCATCTTTTTTTGTAAATAATTTTGCTGTATCTGTTCTTAAAGCTACCTCTCCAACAACTAAATCACTAGCACTCGGATCGCTGCCACTTGCATTTTTAAGTTTTATTGTGACCGCCATTTGTGTTACCTCCTAGTATTTAATTTATCTTAGTAAGTTCCTCCATTAACATCAAAACCAGAAGTCGCACCATCTTCCAAGAATAAGACTAAATCACTAAATGCTACCTGTTTCATTGTGCCATTGTCATTTACTACCATACGATCTGCTGTTGCCAAAGTTGTTGAGGTTGCAGATGTGCCGCCGTCCATGATATTCAATTCAGCAGTTGTAACAGTTGCACCATCTAAGATCGCTACTTCAGTAGAGGTCAATGAGGCCAAAGCTGAAGCTGCTCCAGATTGACAACCAGACAAAGTATCTAAATCAGCGTCATGAGCTTGAACGTCAGAGCCTATGGCAAGACCTAAAGCTGTCCTTGCCGCAGATGCTGAGGTTGCACCTGTTCCACCATCACCGATTGCTAGTGTTCCAGTGATAGAACTTGCTGCAAGATCAACAGCTAATTCAGTTGACTCAATGACCAAACCACCATTTGATTTGAGATCAACGGATAAAGTGTTTGCTGATTTATCTAAACCATCACCCGCTGTAATTTGACCCGCCCCAGAAAATTGAGTAAAAGCTAGGTTATTAGTACCAACAACCGCTGATCCCTTATCCGAAGTACAAACAAAAGCATTATCGGCATTGACAGTTCCTTTCTCAATGAAGGTAAACATTCCAGCCGCATCAGCCCCAGCAGCTAAATCATCAGCCCTCGCTGGTGAAGATCCAACAATATAGATTCCATTTTCTGAAGCAGTTGACTGATCTTTTACAAGAACACGATCATTTGTTGAAAGAGATACACCATCTAAAGTATCACCATTATTAAGAGCAGTTGATATTGTTATGTTTCCTGTTGTTGCTGCAACACAGCTATCCTTAACATCTAAACCCTGAGCAACACCGTCAACATACGATTTAGAAGCTGCATCACCATCAGCAGTTGGTGTAGCTAAGTTTGTAATTTTTTGGCTGTTAAGACTTACAGATCCATCAGGTGCAGTAAATTCATTTAATTTAAGTAAGTCCCCCGCTACCAATGCCCGAAAAGTTGGAGCCGCTGCTGATCCACTTGTAGGGCCTACTAAAACTGTATTTGCAGTTCTTGTATCTGTCTTGTTAAAAAATGCCCCAGAACCACCAACTGTGATGATTGAGCTTGCAGATGGTGGGGTAGATCCATTATCACCAAAACCATAGTATAATTTCAGATCCGCTTCATTAAATGCTAATTCTGAAGGGGACAAACTTGAAGGTGCGCCAGCACTTCCACTAGCTGCCCTTTTCTTAATGCGGATTGTGTTAGACATGATGTTTTAATTTAAGTGTAATAATGGTTGTCAAAAATTTCCACCATTAACAAGAGTGAGAATCGTGTGCGTTGCAGTGGCTTCAAACCTAGAGTTTGAACTGTTAAAAACAGGAACTGAGCCATCAACTTTGTTGTCGCCATTAAATTCAAATCCCGAAGCGGCAGGG